ATTATACCGAGGGAAAAACTCAAGTGGGTAAAGCTCGAGGGCAAAGATGGCGTCTCGAAGGATCAATTGCTCATTGTTTTCCCAAAGTCTGTACATGATCATTCTGACATTACAGGTAGCATTGCTTCCTCTGCTGAAATGACTCGGTTTAATACCATTAATGGCTGCTTGTTAGCTCCTGCTGACGGAGTGGTTGTGATGAGATATGGGCAAGTGCGCTCATCTGACCTTGTCAAGAATTATACAGATAATCTCGGCAACACCTACAAACTTAGGTCTTCTTATCAATATAATTTGGAGACGAAAGATGGGGATTGTGGAGCAATTTTGATGGGAGTTCATGTTGGCCTTGCTCGGAAGATCATTGGGATTCACGTGGCAGGGACAATCGGCATGGGTATGGCGTCACCTCTTAATATTGATGATATCAATCGCGGTCTAGCCGCAGTTGACATGGATGCCCAAGTTAGTCTGAATTTGGACCCACTTATCAAGCAACCTGTTGCTGGAGAGGAGATTGAGCTTCCCGATGGAGATTTTGTGCCTGTTGGAAAAGCATTGTATAAGGTTGCATCTCCTAGGAAAACTGCGCTTAGAGAAAGTGATGTGTACGGACTCATTACACCGCCAACGACGGCGCCCAGTGCTTTGGGGCCTAAAATGGTAGATGGAGTGCGAGTTGACCCTATGCAACAAGGCCTAAAGAAAGCTGGGCGCATTCCACCTTCACTTGATGTGCGACGCCTAGCAATTGCGGTGAATGATGTGGAACGCATTGTTAATACACTTCCCGAACCCAATCATGCCCGAGTGCTGACTGACGATGAAGCAGTAGCTGGCATTGAAGGAGATCCTTTTCTTGCACCAATCAATCGCAAATCATCGCCCGGGTATCCTTTGACAAGAGACAAGAAAGGGTTGCCTGGCAAAATGCGATGGTTGGGTGACGTAGAATACCGGCTGGATCCTGAGATCAAAGTGGAAATGGGAAAAGTGATTGAAAATGCTAAGAACAACAAGCGAACTCCCACGGTTTGGGCCGATACGTTGAAAGATGAAAGACGCCCAAAAGAGAAGGTGCGTGTTGCGAAAACTCGTGTCTTCGCTGCTGGGCCTATGGTCTTTACGTTGGTTTTTCGTAAATACTTTCTCGGCTTTGCTGCCCATTGCGCCAAAAATAGAATAGACAATGAGATTTCTATTGGAACAAATGTCTACTCCTTGGATTGGACGCGAACTGCCGAAAGGCTCTGCAGCAAAGGTGACAAAGTTATTGCGGGAGACTTCTCGAATTTCGATGGCACACTGGTGTTGGAACTCCTTGCTGAAATCGTGGAGATTGTGAACAAGTTTTACGATGACGGCGAGGAGAACGCTCGCATTAGACGTGTGCTTTGGAGAGAGATTGTGAATTCGGTTCACGTGTGTGGAGATAATGTCTACTTGTGGACTCATTCTCAACCATCTGGCTGTCCCATCACTGCCATCCTCAATTCGCTCTATAACTCCATCTCGATGCGATACGTGTGGCTTACTGTTATGCCTCTAGAGTTTCAAACGATGAAGGCGTTCAGTGAACATGTGGCTATGGTGTCTTATGGAGATGACAATTGTGTGAACATCTCAGACACTGTCATTGATCACTTCAACCAACTGACCATTGCCGAAGGCTACAAAGAGATGGGTATGACTTACACTGATGAAACAAAATCAGGCAATATGATCCCTTACCGCTCGATCGACGAAATCGGATACCTCAAGCGTGGTTTTAAGTGGGATGAGGAAGAACATCAGTTCATCGCTCCCCTGGACCTCTCTGTGGTGCTCGAAATGATCAATTGGGTGAGGGGAGACTTTGACCGTGAGGAAAAGACTGTCGAGAACATGGAAACATCTGCTTTCGAATTGTCACTTCACGGTCGCGAGGTTTTCGAACATTGGATAGGAAAGTACAAACAAGCCGCACGCGGTTTCCAAACGCGTCCACTCTTCTTGACTTACGACGAATATCGTTTCGTTGAAGCCAAGAAGTATGGTCGTTTGGCTGCTGCGTGCAACTAAATCCGAAGCTAGGGGCTCTCATTAATCGCCGCAAGGTGGGAGCAGCAAATCCCGGTCTTCGGTCTTCGTTTTAGAAGGGCGGAGAGTTTAAAGACTCTACTGGCTGGTGTGTGCCGCCTAAAATCCTGGCTACCAGCCCGGCGCTTTAGATCAGA